TAAGATTATCGCTACCGGGAGCGTTCGTCCGGGCATGAAGATACCCCGCGCTCAGTGTGGACTGATGTTCAGACGCCCATGCAGGCGCACCGGATACGGCCAGACAAATGGCTGCGGACAAAATTGCTGCACAAACTTTACGCATAATTACCTCTCGCTTTTCTGCAATAAAAAAGGCACCATTTTTGGTGCCCTTATATGGGTTATAACAATTTCAACGAATACTGATGCCGGAAGCGGCTTTTTTGGTCACAATCACCGTACAGTCGGTGATATTACCTGCCCACTGATTGCCTTTATGGAAAACCTTAAACTCCAGAGTGACGCTTCCCCTGCCACTCGGCATATCAATAACCGCACTGTAGCTACCGGGAATGGCCCCTTTAGTTTCTCTGGATGCGATTAATACACCGTTTTTGCGAACTTCAAAACCATAACCCGTGTATCTTGTACCTCCCGGGTTATTACCACTTCCCGGATAGCTATACGCTATTCCGTTAAAGATAATGGGCGGAATAATGATTTGACGGTCAAAGTTATGATCATCGCTGATGGTGACTGTAACCGTCCCGTTTGGTGTTTCCGTGTTACCCCACGTACCAGCCTGTTTCGGAAATGATTTGGATACAGCTTTAACGAAGTCACCTCTGACCTGAGTCGCCTCCAGCATGCCCTTAATCGTACAGTTTTCATTTACCGTGACATTGTTGAGCGTCCCGGCGTTCGCATTCACTCTGCCACTGATATCCGCATTTTTAGCGGTCAGCTTTCCGTCTGATGTCAGGGAAAATGCCGGTGGATTTCCACCACTGGTAATGGTCGGGGCCGTCAGGCGCTTCAGGAACACGTCGTTCATAAATATCTGATTGCCCTGCGCCACAAACATCGGCGTTTCATTCCCGTTTGCCGGGTCAATAAATGCGATACGGTTAGCGGCAACCAGAAACTGACTCAGTTTGCCTTCCTCCGTGTCCTCCATGCTGAGGCCAATACCCGCGACATAATGTTTGCCGTCTTTGGTCTGCTCAATTTTGACAGCCCACATGGCATTCCACTTATCGTTGGCGTCCTTCCACTCTTTCGAAAACTCCTCCAGTCTGCTGGCGTTATCCTCCGTCAGCTCGACTTTTTCCAGCAGCTCCTTGCCGAGATGGGATTCGGTTATCTGGCCTTTGAAAAAATCCAGGTAACCTTCCGCATCATCGCTCGCCCGACCGACAGCCTCCACAAATGCCGATTTGCCAACAGTGTTCACACTACGGATATAAAAATAATAATCATGGCCCGGTTTGATATTGATACTGGCGGCTATCCAGTACAGCGCCGTGCCAAGATAGCGGGCTGTGGTTTCAACCTGCCTGATATCCGCAATCCGCTTTTCCGAGAACCAGAACTCAAACTGTACCGTCGGATCATAAACGGCAAGATGCGGCGTTGCGGTTATCTGAAAATAGCCCGGCGTCAGCTCAATCCGCGACGGTGCTGCCGGTGCGGCAATCCGGAACGATACCGATGCCGGATCGCCCTGCTGCCCCCAGGCATTTGCCGCCCGGACTGTCAGCCTGTAGTTTCCCAGGGCCAGTTGCGTGAAGCGGTATGTGGTTTCCGTCGTCCGGGCCGTGCTGACCAGCCGCTCACTGCCGTCGTCTGCTGCCACAGTCAGGCGAAGCATAAAGCTCACACCCTTCACCACCTTCGGCGTGTCCCATCGCGCCAGCACCTGATATTCCCCGCTGTCTGCAGTGACTTCTGCGATCAGGTGCTGCACCGCTGGCGGCGTGACACCATTCACCGTGCCGCTCAGGTCGCCGTCAAAGTGCGCCCCGTTATCCACGATGGCCTCTTTTTCCGGCACATGCTGCACGGCGGTGATGGCATACGTGCCGTCGTCGTTCTCACGGATACTCACGCAGCGGAACAGGCGCTGGCGCAACGTCGGCAGCTTCAGCCCCCATACGCTGTATTCAGCAACGCCGTCAGGAACACGGCTCACTTTCACCTTCACGCCGTCGGTGACGGACTGAACCTCCACGCTGACCGGATTGCCACTTCCGTCAACCAGGCTTATCAGCGTGGTACCGGAGGATGGCAGCGTGATTTCACGGTCGAGCGTCAGCGTCCGGGTCTGGCTGTTTACCGCCAGCACGCGCCCGCCGATGCTGATACCGGCATAGTCATCATCACAGATTTCAATGACATCGCCCGGCACATGGCGAAGCCCTTCTGCGCCCACGCTGAAGTCCACGGTCTGCGTTTCCAGCAGTTCTGTTTTAATCAGCCACAGCCCGGCGCGGTGTGCCTGCCCCCGGCTGGTACAGCCAAAGGCATCCATCTTCGTGACGTTACGACCGTAACGGGCAATGGCCTGCGTGTCCTCCACAAGCTCTGTTGCCGTCTCCCAGCCATTGTCCGGGTCAATCCAGTTCACCTCAACGGCATTATGGCGGTCCTTCAGGGCGCTGAAGCTGTAGCGGAACGGCGCGCCATCATCCGGCATCACCACATTACTGCGGTTATAGGTCCACACCTTATCTGATGGTCGGTCCTGCACGAACGTCAGCGTCTGCCCGTTCCATACCGGCATACAGCGCATCGCCGAGCAGAAATCACTGAGCACATCCCACGCCTTGCGCTGCGTGGTCAGCCAGGCATTACAGGTGATGCGCGGCTCCGTGCCGCCAAAGCCGTCCGGCACCGACTGGTCGCAGTACTGGCCGATGACATACAGCGCCCATTTATCCACATCCGCCGCACCAAGACGTTTCCCCATGCCGTAGCGCGGATGGGTCAGCATATCCCACAGACACCAGGCCGGGTTGTTGCTGTATGCCGGTTTTAACGTTCCGTCCCAGATACCGCTGTATTGCCGCGTCTGCGGGTTATAGTTCGACGGCACCTGCAGAATGCGCCCGCGAAGATGATAATTACGGCTCACCTGCTGGCTGCCGAACTGCTCCGAGTCCACCTGCACGCCGACCAGTGCCGTGTTCGGGTAGCACTGTTTCACATCGATGATTTCGGTGTATGACGACCAGAGCGTTTTGTTCTGCAGCTGGTCTGTGGTGCTGTCCGGCGTCATCCTGCGCATCCGGATATTGAACGGGCGCGGCGGCAGGTTATCCACCACCACCGAGGCCAGATACTGCGACGTGGTTTTGCCCTTAATGGTGATGTCTTTTTCCGTCACCCAGCCACCGTTACGTTGTATCTGAACCAGCAGGCGGACTTCCGACGGATTCCGGTCACCCTTTGAGGTGGTTTCCACCAGTGCCTGCACGCCGAAAGTAAAACGCAGACGGTCAATGTTTGCCGACGTGATGGTCCGGGTGATCGGCGTGTCATATTTCACTTCCGTACCCAGCACCGTCTCGGAGCCGGAGGATTCAAAGCCCTCAGGCGGTGTCTGCTCCTGCTCACCTGCCCGGAACACCACCGTGACGCCGGAGATATTGGTATTCCCCTCACTGTCCAGCACCGGCGTACTGTTCAGCAGCACGCTTTTTAATCCATCCACCGGACCTTCAACCGGCCCTTCGCTGATGGCATCGATCACACTCAGCAGCTGCGTGGACTTCAGGTTGTCCTTCGCTTCGCGCGGGGTATGCCCCTTACTGCTACCTTTACCCATTCCTCACACTCCATAAACAACAAAGCCGCCCAAAAGGCGGCTCATGAGTTACGGCAGGATTAACTATTATTTACATGCATTAACACTATCAGCAAAAATTTTTGGCGTTAATGCTGGTACGCGTTCATAAAGAGTAAAACTACTGCCATTTCCTGCTTTTTTGATATCAAGCACAACATCATACCCACCCATAGCCTGTGGAACTAAAAGGCTTACCCCATTCTCAATAGGAAGGGATGTTATAGGTGTTCCATTACCAGCCCATTGTCTGGATATGCAGCCTGACAATTCATCAATATTTTTTAATGAATTACCTTCCATTACAGGCTTGCCGGATTTTACGTAATCCAAAGATTTACATCCTGTTAAGGCAATAATCGTGCAGAATAAAATCGTTTTGTTCATATAGCTAACCAACAGAATAATTATCAGTGTTCGATATAAATATTAAATCAGTTAGAACATGAGTAAATAATATTACCGCCCAATTACCACAACCTGACCACCATCCCCTTCATCTGCCGTGCTGATCTCCTGAGATGCCACACGTGACCCCACGCGCATTTCACCGTACAGAACAGGCAGGACATTGCCCTGGGCAACCATGTTATCCAATGAGGAAAAATAGGTATTTTGCTTACCGTTATCAGTGGCTGACACTTTAGGCGTTTTGGCTTTCGGTGCCAGCATCTGCGCAACACCGCCTAAAACCATACCTGCCCCAAGAGAGAACATGAGATTACTTGCAACAATACTAAGCCCCGGCATCCAGATTGCCGTAGCAATTAGCGCCGCACCCAGCACTGCCTGAAAAATACCGCCACTTTTGGCACCCGCCAGACGCGGTACGATGTGGATCACGGCACCATTTGCCAGCGGCTCATTAAGACGGGCAGATAATTCGTTTTCGCCTGCATCACGCCCGGAAATGCGCACCTGATACCAGCCCTCATTCAGTTTCTGGCGAAACGCCGGAAGCTGCGTGGCCAGCGCCCGGATGGCTTCAGCCCCCGTTTTCACACGAAGGTCGATGCGGCGACCAAATCGTTGTAAATCCCCGTAAAGGCAGATGCGTGCCATGCCCGGTGACGCCAGAGGGAGTGTGTGCGTCGCTGCCATTTGTCGGTATACCTCTCTCGTTTGCTCAGTTGTTCAGGAATATGGTGCAGCAGCTCGCCGTCACCACAGTAAATGGCGGCATGATTCGGCACCGATGAACCAAAACAGCACAGCAGCACATCGCCCGGCTGCGCCGCTGACAACGGCACCTGATACAGCCCTGTGGCCTCCAGATTATCCAGATAGAGATTCTGACCGTTACGCCACCAGTCATCCTCGCGATGAAAATCCGGCATCTCAATCCCCGCCAGATGGTAAGCATCCCGGAACAGCGTGTAACAGTCCGTCACCCCGTGCTCAAAGCGCCGCCCGGTAAGATGCGGCACACAGCGGAACTTGTGAATCGCCCCCCGGCAGACCAGCCACCACGGCAAATCACTCTGCACCTGCAGCCGCCGATCGGCCTCACTCAGCCAGGGCAGACCACCGGGGTGACTGTGGACCAGCGCCACAATCTCACCCTGCATTTCTGCCTGCAGCCAGTCCTCCGGCGACATCCGGAAATACTCCTCCGGCTCACCGGAGATATTCACGCAGGGAAAATATCTTTCCCCCTCCGGCGTTCTCACCACGAAGCCGCACGACTCCGCTGGCGCACATCGCCGGGCGTGCGCCAGAATCGCTGATTCTGTCTCTGTCATGGGATTACTGCGAAAGTTTGTTAATGGAAAGGAAGCCGCCAAAGTTGCCGACATTATTGCGAAACTTACAGCCACTCAGGCATTTACTGCATTTATCTTTCGTGATATCGGACGTCGGCTGGTCATATTCATCCGCGACAGCCGGACCGCTATAACCGCACTCATCACCGCGATAGGTCCAGGTACAGGTGTTGGCCAGCATGATGCGCCCCGGAAAAACAGCGCCATCCGTTTCCGTCGGCGTGGACAGTACAAAAGAGGCGCTCACCGCGCTCAGTTCGCTGCACTGCTCGATGCGCCAGCGGCTGATCACCTCCTGCTCCGGATCGGCATCGCTATTTCCGTTGACGAAGTTCACCGCATCCAGAAAACGGGCGTAAACCTTACGCCTGACCACCGTTCCTCCGACCAGACTCTGCAGGTCTTCCACCATCCCGGTGACCATGCCGTGCAGATTAGAGACTTTCAGCGTTGGCCTTGCACTGGCTCCTTTGCCGTTCATCTCAAATCCACTTCCCTGAATGGGATAGGCCTGATACTGCCGCCCCTGCCAGGTGACCGGCTCACCTTTTTCGTTCTGCTCATTACAGAAAAAATAACGTTCACCACCGACCTCTGTCAGATCGATTTCCCAGAGCACCACGCTGGCCGACTGCTCCGCACGGGTGCATTCATTCAGTGTTTCCTGCCGGATATCCTGCATCAGTTCACCACCTGTTTAAACTCTGCGCTGAACTCAACACGCAACACACTGACCCGCGACGACCATTTTGCGCAGGTCACCTTTATCTGCCGGTAGCCATAAGGCGGCGTCCACAGAAAGGCCTTCCAGCCCCCGTGCTCAGCCAGAAACGATTCCAGTGCCGTGGCCTCCTCGCGGGGAACAGAAAGCGTCACGCTGTACGTTTTCAGGTCAGCGTTCAGCCCGGCAGGCGCACGCTGAGAATAGCCATCACCAAAGCGCACCTTTATTACGGAAGGGGCCGAAGCCACATCCATACCGGGTTTCACTTTCCAGCGGAAGGTTTTCATCGTCCACCTCCGGAGAACAGACCACCATCACGGGACTGCTGTTGCATAAAGTCCGCTGCTGCTTTTTTCCCGAGGTCATAAACCACCTTCAGGGCAGCCGGACCTATCTGCCCGTTCGTGCCATCGTTATTGATCTCGATGTTGTACTGCGGGGCAAACATCGCCATACCTGAACCACCAATATCCGCCACAACCCCCAGCTTACCGTCAGCACCACGACGCAGAGGCAGAATGGCTTCAGGCCCAGCTTCCCCCATCACACCTGCACCTTTTGCAAAAGCAAAAAACGTCGGACGGTTAACCACCGTGCCACTGTAGCGACTCAAATCAGCAGACTGATAAACACCACCATCAGCATTGGGCGTCACACTGGCAGTTGCTGCACTCCCCCAGCCAAACGCCGAACCAATCCCCTTAACTGCCTGCATCATGGACATCTGAGCCATGATTTTTGCCAGATCAGAAAGGAGCGAGGCGGTAAAAGATTTGAAGTTCAGTTTTCCGGTGGTACAGAATGTAGCCAGTGCATTACCTGCACTATTAAATGCCGCTGTAAGCATCTGCTCCGCAGTGCCTGCCGCATTATCCGCATCTGCCGTGAAATTCTGAAACGCCCGCATGGCACCGTTTTTCCAGTTACCCTGAGCAATTTCAAGCTGTTGCCAGTAACGGCGATTCTCATTCAGTTGCCTGTTCAGGCTCTCCGTCAGCGCCTGCTCGGCCTTTCTGTAGTCATCCGTGTTATATGTCCCTTTCTGCTCACTATCCCGCCTCAACTGCTCCAGCTGTTGCTGGTATTTCTGGCGAAGGCTCAGTTGTACCTGATATCGCTGCCGCTGCTGATCACCCATACCCACCGTGGCGATATCCAGGTCATGTTGCTGACGCTGAGCGCGCTCTTCTTCAGCCAGTTGACTGGTCAGCTGAATTGTTTTTTTCTTCAGATCGTTGAGTGCCGTCTGTTTCTGAAGCTCCTGCTGTTTTACATCCAGCAGCGTCAGTGCCTGAATCAGTTCATCTTTACGGGCCAGCACACTCTTTT